TAAAATTGCTAAAAATTATATTATATATTTTCCCTGTCGTCTGGCTCCGTCTCGTGGTCCGCCTCATCCGTCGGCTCCTCGTCTGGGCTCGTCTGCTGGTGCCGGATTATAATTAAATTAATATTATCAAATATTAATTTTTTTATAATTGCTTGTTTATTCTTCTATAAATGCATATTCATTTTGTTTTTCTGTTTCTGGTGCTTCTTTTGGTATTAATCCTAATTGTTTTATTATATTAGGATTAATTTTATTAAATGACGGATCCCGCTCTTGGTATACTTCCAGGTGTTCTTTTATTTTATCATAATTGGTCATATATATTTGCAATCGATCGCTTTTTCCTTTTTCTTTTGACATTTTAATGCGTTGTTTTGTGGCTTGTATTATTTTTTTATCTTCTCCATTTTCCATTTCTCCTTTTCCAGCATCTTTTGCATCGTCTTCTTTTTTTGCTTTCGCTTTTCCTTTTCCGTTGTCATTTTCTCCTATTATTTTTTTATATGCTTTGACTCTTATGTTGTATATTTCCGCCATTGTATATTGATTTTTTAAAGTATCCAATTTAATGCCGAATATATTTGCTATATCAATTACTGATGCAATGTTTTTTATTGCTTTCTTTTCCAGTACTGTTGGTTCTGTCATATCAAATCGGCAACGTTCTGCCAGGTGATCCAACTCATTCAATAATAATATTTTAAGGTTTATGTTTCCTGTTGCTTTGACCTTATAATCTGTTGTTTTTTCAATTGCACTTTTTATTTCTTCTTCTATCTTGCACATATTGATTATATTAAAATGTATTTTTAAATGTTTATCATGAAATATATATTTTTTATTTTTTGTTATGATATCATATCGTTTTTTGTTTTCTGCTAGTACTTCTTCTTTATCTTCTTCATTTACTGTTTTTGGATCTGTGTAATTATATTTATTGATATTTAATATATTCATACGGCGATCAATTGTTTCAAGAAAATCGTCCATCCCTTCTGGTCTTATTCCTTGGGCATACTTCTCGCATATCTCATCGTATTCGCTATCGCTTAGTTCCTTTAGTTCTTCTTTTTGTTTTTTTGTTATCTTTTCCTTTGTTGGTTCTGCCTCATTTGTTATAAATCCCTTATTAAATAAAATTTTATTAAAATGGTACAAATAATTTGAAGTTATGATTTTATTAATATAATCACAATATAAAAACAATTCATAAAACATATTTTCGTGCAAAATATACTCGCTGCAGTCAAATGATAAAATAATGCATCCGAATTCTTTCAGTACATCACAATATTTATTTAAATTATTGCGGATATGTTCTTCATACTCTTGAATATTATCCCATCTTAATTCATGTACTGGTGCATCAAAATAATAATTAACATTTAAAATTTTGCGACATCTTGTCATCTGTTGTGCAATTTCCAAAGTGTCGATCGTTTTTCCAGAACAAAACACATAGACCGCCGTTTTTTCTGGTGGGTTGAAATCTGTGCCATAAATAATTTTAGGACTATAAAACACGTACTTATTTTTCCAATTTTCCGTACTTGTGTTATCCATTCCTTTGCTGTGTATTTTTAAAAAATCATGTCTGTTGTTGTCTTTCTCCAATTTTGCAGCCACCATCTCTAATTTGCTTACAGTGTCAAAAGTAGCAACAAAGTACCGTCCTTCTTTAATATCCTTGTCCATTAGTTTAATAATATCGGCGATGTTTGTTTGTTGTGTTGCGATTAGATTACTATAATTTTTATAATCATTATTTATATATAATGTTTTGTTTATGTCTCTAAAATAATATATAAATTTAAAACATAAGTCGGATATATCTGCATCCGTTGCCATCACATATTTGGCATTTTTTATAATCTTTATCAATGCTTGAAAAATGGCGATCCGTTTCTTTCTCATCGTCTCTGTCCTCAATAGATATTTTAAACTACTATTCATTTCGTCTAAGTAAACAACTGAATTTTTTATTTTTTCATCTGCGTCGGCTGTTTCTGTAAGTTTCCATATACTGTCAAACTGTATGCAGATTTTATTGGCATTGATGTTCTTTCTGTAATCCTCCATTAATATTTTTTCTTTTGCAAATGTTTCGATCTGTTGCTCTACTAATGATCGGCGTGATGATATTGAAATGATGTACTCCTCATCTTTAAATTTATAAGATGTGTATGTGGTCTTTCCTGTTCCTGTATCGCTTTTAATAATCAATGTGTTATATAATTTATTTAAATCATTATCTTTGTCCTGCAGATATTCTTTTAAATATCGTGCAGATATCTTCTCCTCTTTAATTCCTTGAATATCGGTGATCGGTTTATAATTAATTGTATGTTTAATAAATGGTTTTTTTACTCCACATAATTTATTATAATAATTAATGATATAATTTATATTTATAAATGGTTTTATATTTTGCCATATGTCTTCATTACCTGCTGCATTATATCGTTCACTCTTCTTTGAGAACTTGTCCCATATTTCTTTTTTATTCATACCTTTTAATATATTTGTTATTATTAACCATTTATTATAATCATCATAGAAACATGTGGGCAACTCATTCAATAATTTATTTAAATCATCATCATTTATATTATAAACTCTACCTTTTATTATGTCAAATGCTCCTGGCTTCCTGATCTTTTCTTCTTGTGCTACTTCTTCATCCGTGTGCGTCCTCTCATTATATAATTTTATAAACCAGTCGGGGACATCAGCAATCGGGGCATCGTTTTCTATTTCGTATTTTTTGCCAGTGTCTGGATGTATGCTTCCATGTGCTATTGCCATTTTTCCGTCTGACAACATATCAATGCCGATCAGTTTATTTCCATCTTTAAAAATTTTATTACCACTTTTTAAATTTGGATTATAATTAAAATAGTAATGTTTACCGCCGCTGCCTGTTCTTATGGTGAATGTTTGTGGCTCTTCGTGTTCTTCCGTTATATTGTCCCAGTATTTAAGACCACCATCTTTAACATCTATGTCTAAAACTATTATATTATTTACTTTACCTGTCAATATACCATAATTGCCCGTGTGTTTGGGGTTTCTCTTTATTCTCTTCTTTGTCCACTCTAATTTGCATGGGCGTTTGTCATTCTCGTGAACTTCAACAATAAAGGGATTTAAAACTCGATCGATCATTTTTATAAATTGTGTAATTTATAATATTATATAATATATTATTTTTTGAAAAATAAACGCATTAAAAAATTATTTACTATATATTTTTTATTTTTTTATAATTTACCACAAATAAAAATAAGAAAAGAAACCTGGTGAATAGTATCCCTTTTTTAAATCCTTATCATGTCTAATACGATAAAGCCTTCGTCGCTCAGGATCCAGATGATTTTTTTTAGAATAATAACCGAGAACAGCATCGAAATATTGCTCATAGCGTTTATCACCAAAAGGGACACGCACCACATTATTATTTTTTTTATTTACTAATACGGCATTATATTTTTTATTTTTCTTTTTGGATACTTCAAACTTTAATAAATTATATATTTTTTTATCATAAAACATTATATTATATATATAATATTATATGATATAATTTTATTATAAAATAACACCAGTAAAACAAAACGCCCGATATCTCCAACCGGGTCCAAATCCATTATTAACGAAAGACACGCTGACAACATCTCCTGGTGCTAATGTAAGAACACCGCTGCATATGAGCGATACAGGCTCCGCCACATTTATGCCAGTATAACAAGAACAATTAATAAAACTAATCCCGCCATTTACGAGCACGGTACAATTACTTACACCAGTAATATCACTGGCAGCAATAGGGGGGACGAGTGTATAAGACACGGTGACCTGTAAATATTGAGGCGTAAACGCTGTGTATGTATTCGTACCAATTGAAATAAAAGGGTTATTTATTACTACCAGATTTGCAGGTGTAGTGGTTGAGATTAGTGGTATATTAACACCAAGAGACGTACCCATTTGAAATAATTTCGTAGTGATAGGTAAAACAGGTGCGGCTGTATCTCCAAATATAACAGCCGCAGTCAGTTCGTTGCATGTTATACTATCTGCATTTATATCATTACATGCGATATTACGGCACACGGGATTTAAAAAGTTTTTAGTTTCTGGTGTACCAGAGTTTAGAATATTTATGTCCATTATTATAAATTATAAATATATAATAATTTAAATATTTATTATTTTTAATATATCTATAGAATATATATAAATGGATCTTAATATTTTAAACAATGGACTGCCACAAAATAAAAAATGGCTTAATCCTTCAGTATATGACATTAAGTGCAACAGTATGGAAACACAAACAACTATAACAACTAACGATATAGAAACAAATAATTTATCGGCGGATATAGTTCTTTTAAATCAGGCAGCGGTAGTGGGCGTACCGCCGGCTGGTTTCAGTTTATTATATGCAGATAATTTGGACCGTTTAAAGGTAGCATCACAAACAGCACCAACCGAAACAATTGCATATTTATCCGACATTATTGTCCCAAGTGGGGGTAGTAAAATAAATAGTGCCGATTTAACAGCAGAAGTGAAATGCGTAGACGGGGGTGAAATAATAAACAATATTAATAATATAGAAAAATTAAAAATCACAAGCAGCGGAGTACAAGTAAATGGGGCATATATACTACCTACAATAGACGGGACAGTTGGGCAATTTGTTGCAACAGATGGAGCCGGGAACACATCCTTTCAAGATTTGCCGGCACCAGTTAGTAGTAGCGACATTGTAAGTGTGGATTTATTATCGTCTGTATCATGCTTAAATGGTGGAGAAATAAAAGCCATAACGAACAGCGTCGATCGAATTATAATAGATGACACAAAAACCAGTTTATATAGTAAATCAGTCGCAGTAGGTCCCGCCGGTTCATATCTTAATTTATATGATGACAGTACCTTCTCTATTGGTTCTTATTTTGCAGGTAATGGTTCTGTAGATTGTACGGCGGGTTCGCTATCTATGGTGGGTCCAGGTGCATCGTCTGCTTTTACTTTAACAAATTCAAATATTACAACATCCATATTTAATGGAGTTTTAAGAGTGGATCGAGAAATCATGGACGCCAATAGTCAAATATTTAAAGATGGAAACCAGGTTGAACGCCTTAAAGTTAATAATAACGGGGTAATTATAAATAATTCATATCAACTGGATAATGCCGTAGGGACGAACGGGCAGGTGCTAACATCAAACGGGGCAGGATTAACGTCTTGGATAACACCGACTGCATTAAATCCGTTTAATCAATTATTAAACACATCAAACTCGGTGCAGTTTGCTGGTGTCAATGTTGGTGGAACTTACACGTTGCCAGCTGTGGCGGGTGCATTAAATTATGTAATTGCGAGCGATGGACTGGGCGGAACATCTTGGCAGCCGGTTAGTGCATTAACAGCTGGAGTAACGGTGACATTTGGTGGCAGTGTTAATGCAGTAAATGATTTTTATCGTTATGATGCAACATATTTGGCAGTAGTCACCAACATCCAAAACTCAGTGGGAAACTGTTTTATTGCACCAGTTGCTCTTAATGGTGTTTCTTTATCATGGGATACAAATTCAGGCAGTATCACCACTAATTTGGCTATTTGGAAAAATAACGTGCAAACAACCACATTCGCATTAACAGGTGCACGTGGTGTTATTTCATCTTTACCCATCACTTTTGCTGTGGGTGATACTTGCCAAATAAGATATATATCTGGAACAGCACCGGGTAATTCGCAGATTACGCTTTATTTTACTTAAAAAAATATATAGTATATAATATAATATAATGGAGTTTTTAATTAAAACATACAACAACCATAAAACGGAATTAATAACGGCAGCATTACCCGAGGAAACACAGACCAAATTATCAAACTATTTACAAAAGGAGCACATCCGGATGGTTGACAAGTTGCCAGAATCGACCGGAGTATTTTGCATAAAAGAAGAAGATGATATATATTATATTCATAGATCGTTTTATGATAAAGGATATGAAACATATATTTTATATACTTTACAATGGACTTCATGGACTGAAAAACACGCTGCGGAATTGTATGAAGTAGTACCAAACGATAAGCCGAAATTAGTCCGATCATAAATATAATTATTTAATTATAATAATAAATAAATAAATTATATTCATATAATAATATATAAAATATGGATCTTAATATTTTAAACTCTGGTACCGTAGATTCTAAAACTTTTTTAAATCCAGTGTGCAACACTTTAACATGTGATGTTTTAACGTGTAATAGTTTGGTGTTAGAATATGATATATTTAATATTAATTTTAACGGACAAGCACCACTAACGGCGAATTTAACTAACCCATGCACTACTACAACAATAGATAGTATAAACATGGATTTGGCAACCAATGTATATACTGCCCCAAATGATATATATTTATTCGTATCACTACAACTATCACTTTATTATACAGCGGCGAGCACTTCTTTCTCATCAACAACAACAATAAATGTGAACGGCGTACCGACATCCTTTTCATCTGGATTAACAAAACAGATCGGAGGCGAACAGGGACGATTCCCGCAAACTTGTACTGGGGTTTTAGATCTGGTTGCAGGTGATACTGTAAGTATTAGCATTATAACAGCGGGAGCAGTTGGGGGTACTAATTATGGCAACGTGTCCTTTTCTGGTTATGTAATTTGATCACTTTAAAATAATAATAAATAAAATATTAATATCAATATAATAATATATAAAATATGGATCTTAATATTTTAAACTCAGGTACCGTCTTCTCTAAAAATTTTTTAAATCCGGTGTGCAACACTTTAACATGTGATGTTTTAACGTGTAATAATTTAGTACTGGCACGTAATGTTTTTAATATATACAGAACAACCGTGGTCGCAATCCCGCCAACGTCAGTAACTGCCCCATGCAATTTAGAAGGGATACCAAACCCAGACATGGATCTGGCGACCAATGTTTATACTGTCCCGCGTGACGGTTATTTATCATTGTCTTTTAGTATTGTCCTAAATTGGGCGGCAACGTCGACATCTTTGGTCGCTCTTGTCTTTATTAAGGTCAATGGTGCATCAACATATTTATATTCTAATATAAGAGATGATGTTTTAAGTGGATCGACTGGATCTTTTCCACTTCAAATAAATGGCATAATACCGGTAAACGCTGGGGACCTTGTTGGCGTAGAACTCATTTTTAACGGCAGCGGGACTGGGTTTAGTTATAGTACTTCTACTTATAGTGGACAATTACTTTAAACATAAACGATAAAAGAAATGTGTCGCCCTGTTTTTGGTTGGCTGGTATAACTTGGCATAATCATCCAATTTTATATATTTATTAAATATTAAATCTACTAACCAGTGCTTTTCTAATGTGGTATATATATTTGAGTGCACAAAATCGTGATTGTACAGATATTCATATATATTTAAGTTTCTTTTATCGTCGTAAAATTGATTACACATGGACAAATATGGTGGATCTAAATAAATTAATGCATTATGATCATCTTTATATTTTTCAACAACATCAATGGCATCAATATTTGTCATTTCAATATTTTCAGTTCTTAAAAAATGGGTAAATATGTGGTTGTTCAAATCAATATATTTATATTTGTAATTTAGAGGAAAGAGACCATATCTTATTTGTTTAACCTTTGAGCCGATAAAATATGCAACAATATCATTATTTTTAATAACTTGCAAATATTTCTGCTTGTCAAATCCCTCCTGGCTCAATATATCGTTTATTTTCTTTTCAAAAATTAATGTTTCACCCTCATCTTTTAATATATTGTAAATTTCAATTAAATTTTTATTTATATCATTTAATATGTATTTATATTTATTAGGTTCTTTTATTGCCATGAAATAAGACAAGGCAGAAGATCCACAAAAGGGCTCGACAATCGTTGTTATATTATTTAAATCAAGTTTGTCGACTATTCTTTGGACCTCGTTTCTTTTGTTTCCAGCATAACCGAATATAAAGTGGTTTTTGTTCATTTCAATATATTTATATAATACTATATATATTTTATTTTTGGCTAAATAAACTAAAAATAAAATTTATTAGATTGAGTGTCGTCTTACACATTTATTCTTTTGTTTGTTTTTCTTTTTCTTATAAATGTGCAGATGTCTGGCGGCGTTAATTATGCTAATTATACATGTTGTAATCAATGTGATCGTCTCTACTAAAGGCATTTAATAAATATATTATATGTAATTATAATATATTTATAAATGATTATTTTATTTTTTCAACTTTATAAAATTTTGATAAAACGCCAGATCGCCCAATTGATATGTCTCTTATATTGTCATAAGTAAGCCCAAGTGCATCGGCGATCATTTGGTAAGATGGATATGTGTCTTTATCAATCCAAATATTATTTATTGTATCATAGATCAATAATTTATATTTATTTGTTTTGTTGGCGGTTCCCTTGGTTCTCATTTTATAATATTATATATTACTATATATATTTTATTTTTTAGGATTTTACGAATAATATCCCATAATAAAAAATATATCTTTATTAATCCTTTTGTTATATAATTTACTGAATGATGATGGGTCCTTTAGTTCATAAACCCTTTTTTCAATGTACCCATCTTTATTCATATATATAATAGGTTCATTAATAATTTTATATTTATATTTTTTTATCCACCGTTCTGCCTCTTGCTTTGTATGATTTAAAAATATTATGCCCTGAATTGTAGTATTAATTTTAATCATCAATTTAATTATATAATAATAATTAAATTAAATATATATATATTATATATAATATATTATGAACAGAATGTACAACAACAGCATGGATGCCTTAAACTTATACTCCGAACGAATTGCCCAAGATATGAGCAGATTCACAGGCGGTGCAACACTATCACCAGCACTACGGGCAAAGATGAGAGAAGTGGCACTAACTGAACAATTATTAAAAGATACGGGGATCGATGTTCCAAAAGCAAGACGAAAAAGGATAACAGGCAACACAACAAGAGAACGAGTAGCAGAGCGAAACCTGGATGCATTTTTAAAATCAAGTGGAGCATTAAAACGGAGAGCACGGGCAAGAAAAGTACCAAGTGCACTGCAAATAAGGCGCGGATATATTAAAAGCGGTGTAGCTGCATGCAAATCTGGCATCGGTAATAAAGATTTTAATTATTTATGTAATAGAATAAAACCCAGAAAACGAAAGGCGGCGGGGCTTTCTGGTGTTGGGCTTTCTGGTCTGGGTTATGCATCGGGGCTTTCTGGTTTGGGTTATTCTCGTGCATCTGGTTTGTCTGCTGCTGGTTTATCTGCTGGTAGAATTAGCACAGCAAAACTGGCACAAATGGGACGGTGGTCCCATTATCAAGATGAAATAAATAAACTACGAAACATGGGGTACGCATACAGACAGGCACAGCAAATGGCAAAACATATACTTAGAATTAATTAAATAATAATAATCATAATTAAAATATATAATATATATTATATATTTCAATTAAATGGATACGGAGTTCTTTCGTCAATTGTACAAGTATCAAGATAAACAGGGATTACCCCTTTATTTGATAGACACATCTAAATGGATTAAAAAACCTAATTCTATATATTATATAGATGAAGATGGCGATAATAGGTTGTGGCCAGCAGATTCTAAAAATTTGCAGGTTAAAATAGCAAAGGAAAGGAAAAAAGCCGAAGATGCAGCCGAAAAGGCACTCGATTTAGTTGTTAAACGGGCAGCAATATTAGACAAGGCAAAACCAAACACAAAAGCACAGCAAATAGCGTTCCAAAAATATAATGCAGCACTATCCCAACAAGATGAAGCCGATGCAGCTTTGCAAATTTTTTTAATACCTGTTGCACAAAATGTACGTGCGGATGATCCTTTTGTTAATTATCCAATTGTGCCTTTCGTTAATTATCCCAAACAATTGAAAAAAGCAGCAACAAGCAGACTGAAAAAGAAACAAATTGAAACAAGAGCCTTACAAAGAGGTACAACCGGGTTAAAGGCATCATTATCCAGAGCACGGGGACGAATAAGTGCAAGAAATGCCGAAACAAGAGCCTTACAAAGAAGTACAATAGGACTAAAGGCAGCATTATCCCGGGCACGAGGGAGAATAAGTGCAAGAAATACCGAAAAAAGAGCAACAACAGCAGCAGCACAAAAAAGAGCAGCAAGAAAGCGAGCCACCGAAAATAGAAAACTTAACAAACTTATCGCATTACAAGAAGAGGTTGAACAAGAATTTCCAGATCTTAGAAATGACTCCGAACGCTGGGCAGTTGAGTTGTCCCATAAATTGCACCCAAAAAGTAAAACAACACCAATCGGGCGGGATTATTTTAGACAGTTGGGCAAAGATGGATGCCTGCAGGGTGTTGATAATGATCCCCGTTATTCTTATTTATGCAATAAATTGAATAAACCAAAAAAACGTGCAGCCGCTGGTCTTTCTGGTGCTGGTACTAATATGGTAAATTTGCCAGAATACCGCCGTGCAATTAACAGTTTAAGAAATTAAATTAATAATAATAATAATAATTAAAATATATATATATAATATATATTTTAATTATGAATGACTTATACAGAGACAACAGCCGCGAGGCATTAGACTTCTATTCACGGGCGTTATCATCGGGCGGATGTATGAATTGTGGGCACTGCCCTATAAATCAAGAACTAATGCGGATGCAGGGCGATGGCATGATGCGTGAGCGTCATGCACCATTAAGACGGGCGAGACATCAAAGACTGATGCGGGGCGGTACTTCTACAGCATTGGTCCCGTATAATCCAGGCATCGGCACTGTTTCTACTTATGTAAATAACGTGGCAAATGTTGCAGATAATGCTCCATTAGCGACCACCGCCATTGTCGGGTCCGTCATTGCATTAAAAGGTTTGTACGATGCTTATAAAGATGTGCAAAAAAATAGAGCACTCCCACCAGAACAAAAGGAAGAAGTAAAAGCAGAAATCGCAAGCCAAATACAAAAAGAGGGCGACAAAGTTGTTAAACAGGTGGCAAAACAGAAACGAGCAAGGACAGCAAGAAAACGGGTAGCGGTAAGAGCACCAGTAAGACGCCCACGGGCACCAATAAGACGCCCGCGAGCAGCACCAAAGAGGAAAGCAACAAAGAAAAAATGCAAATTGGTGACCGTTCGTCGTTGTTATTAAAAAAGTATAATAAATAAATATAATTTTTAAAAAATTTAAAAAAATATTATATTCATATATTATATATATTAATGTTTTCATTTACAAAGGGTAATCCGATCGCCATAATAAAAGGCAATGATCAAAACAAAATTTTATATATTACGGATGAAGAAAACGACTGCATAAAAGACATAGATATTGAAAATGATGATATAGATTTTTATAACCATAAAGGAAATAAAAAGATAAATAAACAAATTAGCATCCAAAAATTACGCCATTATATAAAAAACAACGCCGAACCATTTGAAGAAGAACTAAAAGAAAATTATTTATATAATAAAAACAATCTATTAAATAAATGTAAATTTGAAATTAATTTAAATGATGGATCATCCATAGAAATGCTCCCACCTCTTAATGCATCGCAGCGGTTTGTCATTGCTGGGATGACTGGAAGCGGCAAAAGCACACAGGTACGGGAATATGTTAAAAAATACCATAAAATGTACCCAGATAATAAAATATTTTTATTTAGCCAACATGAGAAGGATCCGATTTATGACAGTATAAAATATTTTGTACGGGTTAAAATAGATGAAGACCTTATAGAAGACCCTATAACATTAGAAGAATTAAAAAATTCTCTTGTGATTATGGACGATGTGGACAACATTCAAAATAAAAAATTAAGTGAATCATTGATAAAATTAATAAATGACATAAATTGTAATGGACGGCACCACAATATTTCATGCATTGTCACTCTACATATCCTTATGAATTACCAGAAAACAAAATCATTATTATCGGACATATCTGGTGCATTATTATTTTTAACAGGTTCAAAATATGCAATAAATAGGTATTTAAAATTTTATGCTGGCTTAGATGCCCAACAAATTAAAAAAATCACATCTTTAAAAAGTAGATGGTTCTATATTTCTTTAACGGTCCCACAGTACATAATAAGTGAGTATAATGCATTTATAATAAAATAAATTTATATTATACTTATATATTATATAATGAATATAAAACAAGAGGTCGCCCGATCGCTGAGTGATACGGATATAAAAAGATTTTTAAAAAATAAGACCAAAATAATCCAATATAGTGAACTAAACAAATATAATAATATAGATGACCTTTTAAAACCATACGGGCATGTAATACTTTTATATATGACTGCAAAGAACTACGGGCACTGGACATTGATTATGAAGAGAGAGCCGAACGAAATTCACTTTTTCGACAGTTATGGATATAAACCAGACGAAGAATTTAAATTTATTGATAATGAATTTAGGGCTGCAAGTAATCAAATATATAAAAAAATTGTTGATATGCTTTATAATTCACCGTATGATATTACATATAATGAATATAAACTGCAGGGCAAAAGCACTAAAAAACAACAAGTAAGCACATGTGGGCGGTGGTGTTTGGGTCGGCTATTAAACGGGCATTTGGACGAGCACCAGTTTGCTGGGTGTTTTAAAGGAAAAAACAAGGACATCCAAATTACAAAATATATTAATGTTAAATAAAAATTATATATAAATTTATGATTATTTTTTATAGTCTAAATTTATATATAATTTTAATTGTAATTTTTAAAATGTATGATTGATTTTTTAAATTATGATATATAATAGGGAAATAATAAAATATAAATTTAAATATAAATTATTAAAAAAATAATATTATTATTATATATATAAATGTCCAAATATACGATCGAAGCCGATCCCAATAATAACAATTTATTTTATTTTAACGGCACACAGTTTAACCAATCGGACACAATTGCCGTACCTGCTGAAATTGACACCAACTTACAAAGCCCTTTAATTGAAAATAGTAGCGACTACGAGGTGTCGGTCGTCCGTTTGCTTGTTTCTGGCAATGCTTTGCCGATATTCTTTGTTGATACACTGACAGATGCACCACCATATATTACAAAATACACGGTCACCATGTCTTATAATGGATTTGTTGAAACAGAACCGGTAACATATGTACCACTTAATAATATTAGTGTTTATTCTCCAATTGCCGATCAAATATTTTATGTTTATACTTACCAAGAATGGCTCGACTATATTAACGAGGCGTACCGGGCGTGCTACGATCGTCTCGTTATAGTTGGATCTGGTATTGAGGCTATTGCACGTTTTCCACCTCTCTTTATCTATGATACTGCAACAAATTATATCAGTTATTTCGTAGAATCATCGTACGAAACAAATCCAACAGGCATAAATATTTACATGAATAAATTGTTGTTTGACTTCTTTACATCATTTGAAGGACGGTACACAGCTGATCCATATTTCAACGGAGATGCCCAGGGCGTACAACTGCTCGTGACTGGTACAAATTCGGTTTTATTGTCTTCAGTTGGAAATATACCACCAGCCGTGGGAAATATTGTGCCGGTTGCTCCATATGTAGTGTGGAAAGTTCAACAAGAATATATAAGTGTTAATTCATGGAGCAGCATCCGTAGTTTGGTACTTACTTCTAATATAGGTACATTGCAGGAGAGCATCCCAAATGTCGGCGATCCTTCAAATTATGACTCAACACGGTCCAGTTTGCAAATATTAACCGATTTTGATCTAGATTTTTCGCCCAATATACGGTCAGGTGCACGATCATATATTCAGTATTTACCAACGGCAGAGTATAGATGGACGTCTATATTAAGGGGCGGTGCTCTAAATAGAATTAATGTTAAAGTGCAATTTTTGACATTTCAAAATGTTTTAAAAAATTTATATATAAACCCTAATTTCTTTTTTACCATCAAATTATTATTTAAAAAGAAGGTCCAAACAATTAAATATTAATTAAAAAATAATATTATAAAAAAATATATAGTTTAATATATATAATAACATGCAATCACTAACTAACGTGCCAGTCGATTTACGCCTTAAAATATCTCCCAAATTAAATATTAACGAGCGTGTGGCATATACAGCCGTTCTAAATCCACAACAAACTATATATAGAAATTTTCCGTCGCAACAGTTCAGTCAATCCAATTTTAATATTAATTGTGTTTTTAACTCTGCCTCTTTGATTGACACGTCGACCGCCGTTCTCCAGGCTTCTTTTAAATTGACCTTTACGGGGGTTTCTGGTGATGGTATTAATTTATTACAGATGAAAGGTGCTCCCACTGCACCAGGTGTTTCTGCTGGTTTAACCAATAATGATGCACCAAGAGCATATCCTCTGGCGTCTGTCCTTTCAACGCTCTCTGTTCAGTTTGAAAATACAAGTGTAAATTCGCAAATTAATAGATATTGGCCTGCAATTTCTCGTTTTTATAATCCAAAGGAATCACAGGATTTGTACCAATGTCCTGCCATGTTGGATAATTCGCAAGATTACGACGACAATCCAAGCCAATCGGCGATCGATCCTCTCGGTTCTTTTTCTGGAAACTCAACACAGCAAAGCCGTGGTGGGTGGTCTGACATGATCATCTTACAAAATGATCCAACAATAGCCATAGTGCAATTTACAACTTATGAACCCATTTATATTTCACCGTTTGTCTTCGGTGCAAATCGTCGCCAAATGAATGAGAGCATGCCGCTATCAAATTTAAATACCTTGATAATTAATGGAACATTTAGTGGGTCCAACGGGAGCCTAAATAATAATATTTCTCCGCTTTCTCGTCTGTGGTCTCACCGCACAAACGCCACAACATCAACTTTCACCGGCATCAATGTAGAGGTCTTAGGTGTGAGTGCAAATTTAAGTTATTACAGTGCACCGATAACCTATCCTATGTTGCGTAATATCGCATGGCCATATTACGAGTATGTACCGACTCAGACAGCACAAAATTTTCCAATTCCGCTCGGCGGCTCATCTCAAATTTCTTTTAACACACAGACGCTCACGAGTATACCGCGAGCCGTATTCATATACGTCAGTCGACAAAATCAGTTTGACTCGTATTTAACCACTGATAGTGCTATCCGTATTGACGGCGTAAAAATAATTTTTAATGGTCAAGATGGCATTTTAAGCAGTGCAACACCACAACAATTATATAACATGAGCCGTGCCAATGGGTTGGTTGACAATTATAGCGACTTTAGAACACGGTCTGGTTCGTATCTTTGCCTCACATTTGGGCAAGACATCCCTCTGAACAGCCCCGATTTGTCAGTAGGATTGAACGGAAATTTCGACTATTCTATGGTCGTAGATTGCACCAACATAAGCAAAACTAATAATTTATTGGTCTCATTAAATGTTGTCTTTCAGTACGAAGGAATGATCATGGCTAATGGAAATCAATGGAGCCAAACCACCGGCGTACTTACAAGAAATAATATAATTGATTTACAAAAAGAAGCAAATGCCACCAATAACTTCGTGACATTTAATCCAGATGAACAACTAAACGGTGGATCATTTCTTAAGAAAGCATGGAACGTTTTGAAAGCTCCTGCCCGTCTATTGTTGCAAAATCTACCACAAACAGCTGGGGCATATGCTGCAACCAGATTAGCGTGCCAGGCAAGCGGAAACCGTGGTCCGATATGTGATTTTGTAAACGGACGTGGATTGGACGGCGGAGAATTTGAAGGCGGCGACGAAGGCGGCTACATTGGCGGGCGAAGGAGATCAGTAAGGCGGACAAAATCTCGGGGACGGTCTAAATCACGAGGCAAACGAAGCAAAAAGGGATGCGGTTTAGATGGTGGTGCACTACTCACCCGTTCACAATTAAGAACTTTAATGAATTAAAAAAAATAAAATATATATAGTAATTTTTAAATTAATATGTTTATTTATGTAAAATTAAAATATTTATATAATATATAGTAAATGTCAAAAAGCGTGATCAACTTTTATAAACTGAAAGCAGGGAACAAAACGTACTACGGAAGCACAGAAAAACCACTGGACGAGAGACTAAGGATGCACTGGTATATGTTAAAAAGCCACCACATGGGGAATTATAGACGATTGACCAGTTTTAATTTATTGGAGAGCGGTGAAGAAGTGTATATTTTACCATTGTTAAGAAAAGAGTGCACCAAAGAACAACGCCGAGAAATTGAAGGCAATTATATCAGGCAAGGAAAAGCAGCCAGCGGAGAAGAATGCCAAAATATAAGAGTAGAAAACAGAACAAAAGAAGAAACAAAAGAAATTATAAAGATGAAACGGCTGCAAATTAATATAATGGTTGATTATGATTAAATTAATATTTTTTAATATTAATTTATTTTTATTTTTCTTTTTCGGGGTTTTCTTGTCGGTTTTTCTTGTAATGACCTACAAAACGATCCAAAATTTAGTTTAGGACCCTTTATAGTACATTGTCTCGTTATTAAATAAAACAGGTTCACCATGTTAAGTTTAAAACTTGTTTTCAATTCTTGTCGTACAATATTTTGCATAAACTTTTCGTTTTTGTATGAGTATGCATGCAAAAATATTTTTTTTAATTCTTTAACAGTATCAAAGAATAACGATCGATAATACATATCCAAAATTATATTTTTTATGTCCAATGGGAAATATTTATCCAGTTCTTTATCCATTTATATATTATTATATAAATATTATTTTTTAATACAACGGATATTATAATCCGGCACCAGCAGACGAGCCCAGACGAGGAGCCGACGGATGAGGCGGACCACGAGACGGAGCCAGACGACAGGGAAAATATATAATATAATTTTT